GAGTCAGAAAGTTTTGTAGATATTGGTAACGATGTTAAAGCAGCTAATACGGATTGTATTAAGAAAGCATTCAACCAATACTTGAATATTGCAGATGATGTATATCGTAATCAAGTTCACGACCTTACATTAACAGATGAAGAAAAGAATGATATACTTGTTATAGCATCTGAAATAAGTGAGAAGAGAATGAAAGAAATACATGAACTAATTAATAATGACACTATTAATCAATCGAACTACAAAGGTTCACTAGCAAAACTAAAACGAGAAAGAGGAGCAATAGATGCTTAAAATAAATAATTATGGTGAAATACACTCATTACTAGAAGTAGATGAATGCTATACTATTGGTACAAATGATGGCAAAGAGTTTAGAAGAGTTGTTTATCTTGGAAACAAGAATCTAAATGGCAAACCTATGATGGTATTCAGAACAGAAGATAATAGTAAACTGACAGTTAATCCATCATTTCATACATTTACTATTGAGGAACAACCATTACCTCAACCTGAGGACATTGAATCTAAAATAGATGTTCATATCCAAAACCAAATAAAAGGAGACTACAATGGGTAAAATCAAACAAAGTGATATAGATAAACTCAAAGAGGCTGGCAAGTTGTCAGCTTCTGCTGAGAAATCACTAAAGAAAACTAAATCAGTATCTAAGAAAACCACTACAACAAGAAGGTTTATGAAGACAAAGAATGGAACATTTGTTTCACCTAGTCTTTACTTTCGTGGTGGTAGAGGATTAGAGCCCTCTAATGATATGATTAAGTTTCAAACAGAGTACGAGAAACTAGTAACTAAATACACAACAACAAGTAAATAAGGAGAGATACATGGCAAAACAACTTGATAATGTAACTTTTTCACCTAAGAAACAAGCATTTGTTCCATTTGAAGAAGGTACATATCCAGCTCATATTAAGTCTTTGAAAACAAAAACAAGAATGACAAGAGCAGGAGAAGCAATTATTGTCAATATGTCATACGAAGTGCATGAAGATGCTGCAAATCAAGAGCAATATCTTTATGAAATGGATGGATATAATTTTAGAAAAGATGTAAACAATCAGAGGATACCTGTGGTAGACGAAGATGGCAATCATCTAAAAACAAATTGTACTCAGATAGTGGGAAGAACATTCTATGACAATGGATTCTTTATATTCACAGCGACAGAATCTGCGAATAAGAATAGTAGATATTTCAAACTTCTTGAAGGTCTTGGAATAGAACTAGAGGAATCTAATGGAATGAAGAAACTAGTGCTGATTGAAGAAGAAGATGTAGTAGGTCTTCCTGTTCATGTCACACTAGTAACTCATTCATACATAACGAGTGATACAAAAGACTTACCTCCAGAACAACAAGTAACAAGAACGCTTTTGAAAGCAAAAGAAATTGTTCTTTGGGAAGGTGGTGAGAAACTATCACAAGAAGAAATGGATGATGACGTTCCTTTCTAACAAATAAAATGGTAAGCCGAGAGATTTTACTTGTAGTAGTTTATCTAGTATGAGTAATTTAAGACGAGGGTGGTGTATATCCAACCCATATACTCTCCAAGAACTCGTCTCTCTCGGCATCACCCTCAAATATTTAAGGAGATTATATGAAAGAATCAAGCGCATTAATTAAATTAACTAAGTCTGAAATAGAAATGGTTATAAATGCTTTACAACTTACTGAAGATGCAGCTGAACATTTTGATATAGAAAGTATGTTCACACATAAAATAAAACAAGACTTTATTCAAATAAGAAGAGATATAATAGAAGGAGAAAAACAAAATGAAACCAGAAACAAAATGGAAGAGGAAGTTAGAGGGAATCAAAAAGCTTGCGAAGTCTGCGATGATTGATAAACCACAATGGGGACCTGCTGAAGGATATGTGTATATAAAAGATGTCGAAGAAGGTCAATTAGTAACAACAGGGAATGGAACAAAAGCAATTGTCACAGACCCTAGTAGTTCAGCAACTCTTGTATATTGCACAGAACATAGAATCAATGATAAGTTTTATTTAGGGAGTCAAAGATGGGCAGGAACTACAGAAGTAAAAATCATAGAATAAAAATGATTCACAGCAGAAACTATGCAGAACATGATGCTAAAAAAGCAGATAACAATATATACTGTTGTCCTACTTGTAATATATGTTGGGAAGTTATAGGAAAAAATCAAGGATATAATAAAGCAACAATTAGTTATTATGATAATTTTCCAACGTATGGAAAAAAAAGAAAACAGTGTAACAGATGTAAAGGAGAAATTAATGGGAAACATATACGACGCTTTAATAGAAATGAAAAAAAGAGAGGAGATGTATGAAAAAATGTCCAGCTTGTGGTTACGAAAAACCAACGAACAGAAACGTAAGTCTTCAGATAAACAAGATGATGTCAAAGAAAAGCAAGAAGACAAGAACGAACATCAATAAAGTAGCAAGACTAATCATTAATAATGTTCCTCAAGATAATAGATTCTCACTTGAAAAATTCTTGTACGCTATTAAAGATACAAAAGATTCTATTGTAGATTATTCTATAAATCAGTATTATGAAAGTCGTGCATTTGAAAATGGAAAAGGTTTTCCTTATTTGAGAGCAATTATACAGAACCAAAATAAATACAATGGCGAGCTTGTAAAACAAGAAAGAAAAAGATTGGGTTCTGTACCACCAGTAATAGATTAAAAGCTCCTCATTTCATATGATACATTTTTTTTAGATTAGATATAAAAATGATGCAAATGAAAAAAAGTTGGCTACTTGGGGAGCTTTTATAAAAGGAGAGAGTATGATAATATTAGATATATCTGAACATTTATTAAATGCTATACTATTAATGATTGTAATACATTACTTAGTATTCTTAATAAACAAAATAAAAGGAGATTAATATGAGATACTATTGGGAAGTTTTATTTAGCACAGAGTATTTTCCTTATTGGGAATTTACAATGCTAATGATGTTATTAATGTTGTGTAGTATTTTATGGAGATTGCATAGAATAGAAAATAAAGTAGACATTATTAATGAAACATTAAATCATGTTTTAGACGATTTAGAATAACAAAAAAAAGGAGAGACGTATGTTACAACAAGCTAAATTTCCTGTAAAGGAAGTACCAGCAGTTGGTTATCCACTAGATGATAATCAAGATGTTACACTACTTGATAAAACAGGATACAAGTTTATAGTTAGAGAAGATACTGGAAGAGTTCTTAGTTGTATGACTAATAACTACAAACTAGTAAAAAACGAAACTATAATTAAAACTGCTAACCCTCTTATTAAAAGGATGGGTGGCAAACTATCAGATGTTAATGTACTAAGACAAGGTGCAAAGACTATGATGAAATGGACATTTCCAGATAATAAAATCAAAATGTCTAAAGACGATGAAATGATACCAGAGATTAATATCGTTAATAGTTATGATGGAACTGTAGGGCTTAATATACTTGGTGGAGCATTTAGACTTATATGTTCTAATGGATTAGTAATTGGATTCATAGCCTCTAAATACATAAACAAACATATTAAGACTAACATAGCATTGAATGATTTAGATAAAATAATTGAAGAAACTGTTAATAATACTTCTCGAGTATTTGAAGATGAGTTTCCAGTTCTTGCAGAAACGAAGTTTCAAGAGAGACATCTCATCGAGTTTATCAAATTATTTCCAGAGTATGCAAATACAATGGTAACTGATAAGATAATCATAGAGAATCCTAAGACGTTCTGGGATTTACTAAACGTAGGTACTAACATACTTACACATCACATGAATAGAGATATGGACTCTACTCACAACTTAGAGAACAGACTTTACCCTAAAGTAAAGAAACTAGCACTCAAAGAGGCAAAAGTTGCCGTCGCTTGATTGGTACGATTGTCCTATAATTATACCTTATTATGGTGGGAAATATATGTTAAGCAAGAAACTTGTTCCATATATACCTCACCATGATAGGTATTTTGAAGTGTTTTCTGGAGGTCTTTCCATGTTCTTTCGTAAATCAAAAGCAGAATGGAATGTACTAAATGACAAAGATAATAATATAGTTAATCTATACACTTGTGTTATAGAAAATTTAGATGGTTTAATACATTATCTTAATTGGCTTCCAAAATCCAGAGAAATATTTGAGGAATATCGTACTGATATAAAAGAAAAAAAACCAATTGATATACCAGACCCTTATCAAGCAGCTAAATACTTTTACTGCATAAGACATAGTTTTAACAAATTAATCCATACACCTATGTCAATGGTAAAGGATTGGAATAAAGATTGGGAATCTGAAATTAAGTATTCTAGAGAAAAGATAGGTGGAGCTACTATTGAAAATCTTGACTTTGGGGACCTCATAGATAGATACACACCTAAAGATAATGATTTTTGGTACTTAGACCCTCCATACTTTATAGCAACAGATAAAGGTGATTATTACCAACATAATTTTGATGCTAATGACCATATAAGATTAAAAGAAAAAGTAGACAAAATTAATTCAAATGGTGGTAAATTCATGGTATCGTATGACTACAGAGACGAGGTCTATGATTTATACAAAGAGTATAATATAAAAACCATATCACTTAAGTATCATGGTGCTACAGACGAGCATAGGGCAAAGGAAAGAAAAGAATACTTGATAATGAACTATGAACCAATGAAACAAGCAAGTTTATTTTAAAGGAGATTATATGAAAAACATAGAAGATGTAACAATAAAGAAAATGCCATCTAATATAGAAGCAGAAGAAGCAATGCTTGGATGTGTTCTATTGGGAGGCGATGTAGAAATGGAAATAGCAGAAGCTTGGATACGAGAAGATGATGCATTCTATTCAACTAAATGTATGCAAGTGTTTCAATGTATGAAAGACTTATACAAGAATAGAGTTCCGATTGATACGATTACACTATCTGATAAACTACAAGATACTTTTGGAGAGAAAGATAGTCTTTTTATCCTTGATTTACAAGACAAATCAGTTAGTAAAACAAAAGTAGAATACTATGCAAGGATTGTATGGGAAAGATACATACAAAGAGAAACAGCTAAGTCTGCTCAAGATTTACTTAATGCAAGTTTTGAGAACTTCAAAGAAGTTGGAAAGATTCTTGAGAAACATAGCAAACTAATACACGAACTAAGACAGATACAACCTTCTAAATCAAGAGAAATATCTGACATTGTTGATGAAACAAATCGTGCATTGCAAGAAGAGTCTTCTACTATCAACTTTGGTTTAGGTAGATTGGATAACTTTGCAGGCGGAATGACTCGGAAAGAAATTACTGTACTTGGTGGTAGACCAGGTCATGGTAAAACTACTTTGATGCTAAACATTGTACGAGGTTTGATTGAACAAGGATACAATGTAATGCTATTCAATCGTGAAATGAGTAATGTTGAAACAATGAAAAAGTTGTATGTTATGGAATCAGCAGACCTTACTTATACAATGATACGTTCTGGCATTAAAGATGAGTCAAAACTAAAATCTCTTAGCAGTATATCAGAATATGTCAAGGATAAGTATGCAAATCTTACAGCATTCGATGATGTGAGAACACTAGACGACTGTATGAGGGAGATTAGTAAAGGCAAACCAGACGTAATCGTAGATGATTACATTCAATTGATTGATGTAGATGGTAAGCATAGAGATAGAAGATTCGAGATTGAAAAGATATTGCAAGATTACAAATGGGCAGTAAAACAAAACAATTGTTCTGCAATACTTGTCTCACAACTTAATCGTGATATTGAAAAAAGATTTGACCCTAGACCTAGAATGAGTGATTATGCTGAGTCTGGTGTTATTGAACAAACTGCTGAATCAGCAATGTTTGTATTCTATGGATACAACTTTGACAGCGAACGATACAACAAGTATAAGACAGAAGTTATCGTAGCTAAGAGTAGGTATGGTGAGATTGGTACTTATCCTATGGGATTCAATGGTAATAAATGTAAATTCTACAACGATTACAAAGAGGCAGAAAAAGATACAATTACATAAGAGTTGTTATGGGTGTTACTACGAATATGATGAGAACTGTTATTGGTTCAAACTTATTGGTGGTAGCACCCAGAAAAAAATACCAGAAGATATACTAAATAAAGGATGCTCAAAGTACGAGAACAATGCATCTATAAGCAATCAATCTGGAGACGAGTTAACAACTAAACTTATAAATGTATTTAATGGAGAAATTGTAGGTAAAAAATATAAACCCCCTACAAGAACATATAAACCATATAAGAAAAAGTATGTAAAAAGTGCGCATAACTATTCTTATAGAAAGGATGCACAATGAAAAAAATAAAAGTTACGTTAGAAATGGTATCATATTGGGTAGGAGCAAATCCATACGAATCATCTAAAATAATAAAAGAAATTGCTAATAGCAAATTTGAATCAGAACCGTGGACACCTAATATATTACATAATGATATAATAGAAACTTGGAATGAAAATGAGGATAAAGAACCTAGTCCATTTAAAAGAGCATTACGCTCACCATTAGCAGAAAAAAATATGGAAGAAGTTTCTAAAAATTGGAGAAATAATAAATGAAAACAATAATAGGAATAGACCCCGGTGCTAGTGGAGCTATAAGTTTTACTAATACTGAAGAAAAAAAAATTCATTACTATAAATGCCATGAAAGAATATCTGGTAGAAGATTGACTGTTTCTACAGCTTTGAATGCATATAGAAGTAAAGAAGCAATAGCATATATAGAAAAGGTACATGCTATGCCACATGATGGTAGAAGTTCTTTATTTAAGTTCGGAGTAAACTATGGAGCATGGTTGGGAATACTCAATTCAATAAAAGGAATAACTAAAATAGTAGAAGTATCACCACAAAAATGGATGAAATTTTGGGAAGAACAAAATAATTTTAAACTTCCTAAAGAAAAGAAAGATAGAAAAAATGCATTAAAAGATATTGCTTCTATATTCATCCAACCAGAAAAAGCAACTCTATGGAGTGCTGATAGTATTTTAATAACGATGTACGGAAGACATCAAGAAAAAGGAGAGTAAAATGGAAAACAAAGATAGTATAGATATGTGGATTAAAACTTGTAAGAATATGCCACAATCAATATCAATAACAGCAGAACAAAACAACATAGACAAATTAATTCAGATGCTAGAATTATTTAGAAAAGCAACTGAAAAATTAGAGACACTTCTTAAAATTAGTAAGGAAGAAAGGATTACAGCATAATCTCCTTTGCTGACTGGGAATGAGGGGGTAGGTTTTACCTACCTCTTCGTTCTAATTCTTTTAATGAATTTTGTATTTCTATTGGTAATCCAGTGTATCTTTTTTTCTTTGATTTACTTTTTCTTTCCAATCTATCAAAGTAATATGTAGGAAATGCTTCTTTGGTTGTAGGTTCTATAATATCTCTATATATAGTTCTTTCATCTTTTTTCTTAGGATAAAGTGTAAGTTCTTGCATAGCAGCTGCGCCAAGACCATAAGGAGTCTTAGCAGTCATAGGAATATATCTATCGTATGTTCTGCCACCCATTTGATTCAATAATCTAGCATATCTTCCATAGGTTTCCATAGTATCATCATTTGCAAAATCACCAGCAGTAAATAATATGTTATCTAAATACTCACTATCAGCATTTATTAGTTCCATCATTATTCCTATATCTAACATAGTTCCAAATGTAGGACCTAGTTTAGAACCTACTATTCCTTTTCCGTAAAACTTTCTATTTATTTTCTCTATAGCATCTGGGTCATCATAGTCTGATGTAAACAATAACCATAAATCATCCATTAATTCTTTACCTGTGTGTTCAATTAATGTTTGATTGTAACCAGAAACATAACTTATTAACAATGGAGCCATGAAATACGCAACAGATACATTCATTGCTTTATGTACACCTCTAGCATCTTTAGCCCAATTAGAAAAACTATCCTCACCTCTTACAACATTCTGCATAAATGCTCTTCTATCCCCTTGAGCTTCTTTCCATATAGACCAATTTCTTTCTAAAAACTCCATACCATAATGTTGAAACTGAAACAAAAATTGACCTACGCCTTCTCTCATGTTTCTTGCTTTTGCATATCCTTCATAATCAAAGTGATTAAGAATAACCATATTCTTAGCATAATTTTTAGTAATACTTCTTCTTAAACTTTGTATTGTAATTTTTGAATCTGGATTTTTTTCTTTTTCAGCTCTTACTTTACTTTCTAAATATTGTTGAAACTTAGTATTGCCATCCATTACTTTTTGTATCTGAGCAAATGCAATTTCAGCAGTTAATTTTCTGTTAGCATTCTCAACACCCCTATGAAGACCAGCGCTTAAATTAGCAATCTGTCCCATTTTAGTAGCAAATATCTTAGAACCTTTATATAAAAAACTTTCCTCATCTGCATAAACTATCTTACCATTTTCATCCATTCTTCTTATTCTATTAAAAGATGCTGATTTACTTCTTACTCCAGATTCTATAAGAGCTTCTGATGTATCCATAAAAAGATTTTCTTTTTTCATAAAATCATCTAGGTCTCCACCAAATATTTCTGTAGCTCTTTTTTCATTTAAATACTTTCTTGATTCTCTAACTGCTGAATAACCAAATGTTGCAAAGTTCATTAAATACTGAGTAGCGTTTCTAGCTGCAGAACGTACGCTGAAACCTAACTTATTAGTAAATTGATATGAGAGTAAGGCCTTTTTTATTTCGTGCATTGAACCAGTATTTTTTACTGTCCCATTAACAGAGCCATAAAGACTATTTATTATATCAACAATCTTACCTGCGTATTGAGATTCTTTAGTGTACATTGACTTTGCTTCATTTAAAGAATCAATCATTCCACTTTTAACAAATACTTGAGTATTAAATTTATTAACATCATTGATATATGTATTTATTACATCAATAAAATTCATACTATATTCATTGTATCCATCTCTTTGTCTTGATTTTCCATAATCTGGTATTGCTATATTAATGCTTTTAATAATTTCATCTATAGACCTACTATTATGTTTCATATCTATTAATGATGTATCTAATTCATCAAAGTGTTTCATCATTCCATCCATCATTTTAGCATTTAGTTGTTTTGTAAAATGTGGAAAATATCCTTCTGAATATCTAGGCATTAATCGTGAACGTAAGTTTTCTTTTAAAGCATTTAAATTATCTATAGTAAGTTTAAAACCTTTTCTATTTTCTATTTGCTTAATGGTAACATTTATTTTCTCTTCAATACCTGCTCTTAAAACCCTGTATGAATCCTCCATTAAAGAATTGTATTTTATTAATGGACTGATTATGTCGTCTGAAACCCCTAACTGTTGTAAATATTTTCTAGATTCAGAATCAGTTAATCTTACAAGTTTCTTACCACTATCATATTGTTTAACTCTTTCAATTGCTTCTTTGTTTCCATCTTCTGCTAATGTTTTTTCTGCTTGGTATTTAATATTTATAGCTTTCGGCATCTTATCTTCTACTACTTTAATAAAATCAACAAAAGTTTTAACAGAACCTTTGCTTTCAAAGTCTTGCAATAATTTTTTTGCTTCATTTTGTTCTGTTTCTGTTCCACTATCTAATGCTTTTATATAATCTATTTCTAGTTGTCTGTGTTTTTTTAATGCAGAATTAAGTTTTGATGTACTAAAAGCACCTGTCAATCCACCAGCAGCTCTTAATTCATCTACTACTTCTTTAAATTTTTGGTTAGTATTATTTCTTCTTTTATTATCACTATCTACTACCTTTCTAAGATTTTTTAAACTTTCTGCCAATACTGGGTCTCGCTTACCTAAAACTGTTCCAACCATAAATCCTTCAGTAGTTTCAAATTGTGTAAATTTTCCACTATCAACTCTTTGAGCATATTTATTTAAGTCTCTTATAAAAGAATTAATATTACCACTAGTTAAGAATGCTCCACCTTGCTCTGGACTTAACAACATAGCGTATTCCATTTCTATATTAAATCTTGACTCGAACATTGACATAGCTGCTTGGTAAGGAGATTGTATATTACGAGCAACCATATCTGTATTTGCCCATTTTTTTATACCATCTAATAATGTTAATGCTTTTTTATTATAAGTTTTATTGCAATCTACTTGCATTTTGCATATTCCTCCATCATTCTAAAGGCTTCATAACCAGAGTCTCTCATTGGATTTTGCCTAGCACCAGTCATTAAATTTTCATTTACTTGATTGACAGTTTTTAACATACGAATCAATGTTTTAGATGACTTAACTTGTTTTGGTTTAAACTTTAAATATTTTAAATGAGTGTACATAGGATTATCTTTTACATGACGAGGCAATCCATTTTCATCAGCCATGGTAAATACATCTTTTTTAATCATTTCTAAAAATGTTTCATCATTATCTAATCTAAGTTTTAAATATTTCATAGGATTTAAATAATCTTTTCTAGATGAAAATTCTTCTAAGTCATTTATTGAGTTTAAAAATTCTTTATACTCTTCTTTTGATTTATCTGGCATCGAGTTTACATAACTCATATAAAATTGAGTTACTGATTTATTCATAGTTGATAGTGGATTAGATGGCAACATCTGAGATAACCAATCAAAATCAGAATTATCTTGTCTCATTCTATTTTCTACATTTCTACTAAAAGGCATTAATCCAAATCGTTCCATATTAGAATCTGTTAAATTCATCATAGAAATATCTTTATCAAAAAACCTTCTATAATGTTCATTTGATTCTATCATTCCTTTTAATAACCACTCACCCCAATTTTTAGATTTTTCTTGTTTAAAAGTATCGTCACCAAGTGTTAGTTTGCCATTCGCTAGTCCAACAAGAGTTTGTAATCCATGTCTGTATCTAGCACTTTCCTTATAAGGCATTGCAATTGGTCTATTATTAAATATACCTATATCATCTCTATTCCTTATAGGTTCCATATATGCATAAAGAAAATTAACTTTATGCTTCTCAACCATTCTTATCAAATAGTTTTGCCTTAATTCATAAACACTACCCATATCTCCTTTATGTTCTTCTACAAACTTAAATATTTCATTGTTTGTTATTAGAGATGTTTTGCCATATGGAAATATTTCATCAAGTAATGTATTAGAACCATAAGTCTGTTTGTTAAATTCTTTTATTGCCTTCAAGTCTGTCATTGCATTATCATCCAATGTTTCAGTCCAACTATCATAACGAGTTCCATAATAGTTTCTTAACATTGAGTTCATTGTATTTGCATGAATAATACTTGTTTTTAAATCACTATCTTCTATTGCTACATAATTTTTATACTTTAAATCTCTGGGATGTATTTTTCTTTTAACAGATTCTGGGTGTTTATCTCTAAGTTCATTAGTTAGTTTATTTATTACCCAATCTATATTTGATATTTTTTTCTTTTTCCATTTCCAAGAATAGTTAGTGTTTTCTATTTGTTTCTTTTTCTTATCTAAATTTTTAATTATAGCTACTTGTCTATTAAATCTTTGAGTATCGTTTTTTATTCCTTTTGCTATTTCATCAGACCTTTCAACAAAAGCATCCTGTTCTTGTGGTGTGTTTCCTGTAGGTTCTTCTTGGTCAAAAGGGTCTTGCAATCTTTTGTAATCTTTAAATACAGAAGGGCTAGATACTAATCTATTATACCAATTATCTATTTCTTGAAATGTTTCTATATCTAAATTGTATTGTTTTTTATTTTCTAATAAATCCCTCGTAGCTATCTGAACAGCTATTCTATCTAAATAATTACCACCATCACCTTTGGCAACATTTGAAACTGCATCTGCTATAGGTTGAAATCTATTATTTTCTTTTTTTATTAGGGTTTCTAAATACTCTTTATTTTTTATATCAGCTTTCTTATATGCTAAAAATCTATTTAATCCGTCATATACATCTTCATGGAAACTCTTAAATACTTTACTAGCCATATTCATATCATAAAAACTAGTTCTTCTTTTTTCACCACCAACATATTTATAATCACCGAAAGCGTTAAGAAGTTTATTCTGTTGATTTAAAAATTCTTTTATAATCAGTTTATCTGCATCATTCAAATCTTTTGTACTTTCTTCGTATTTACCATCAACTAATTCATATTTAGAAAATATCCTTACTCTTTGACCGTTAGCAGTTCTTCCATTTTTCAATATATCTTTTAAGTCTTGAGAACTAGCATCTTTAGGAGATATTGAATCTTCTTGTTTTGGAAACAAAAAATTATCTGCCCATTCATATATATTACCTGCTATATTTTTATTTAATGCATTTGAACCGTCAATAATATATTGAACTTCTAAAGCTGCTCTTTGATAATAAGCAAGAGATTCTGTATCAATTGTAACAACTTCTGTTGTTTTCCCATTTGCATCAACATCAGAATTATAAAGAATCGAAGGTCCTATTAAGTTTCCCTCATCATCTTCTGTAACTATATCTTCCCATGCTTTTATTTTTCTTGTTAAATGATTTTTATTTGCTAAGTTTTGAAGATAATTCAATTTTCTAGGAGTTTTTTGTGCTAATCCAATTGCTTTTTTAAATGCAATACTTTGTCCCATTTTTGCTAGTGTAGCTTTTCTAGAATCTTTAGCATTCATTTGAAATGTAAACGATGGGTTTTGTTGTAACTCACTAGGGTCTACTCCTTGAACATAAAATACTTGATTTCTTTTAATATAATCAAACATATAATCACTATGTGCAAAAAAGTAATCTACTTTATCAGCGTCATAATCACCTTCATACACATTAGCAATATCATAACTATTAATCTCTACTCCCAATCCTTGTTCCTTGTCTAAAAATCCTTTTAATCCTAGTAAAGTTATATCATTAGGTCTGGTTCTTGGATTTCTTCTAGAAACTATGCCTAGTTCATATCTTATATTTACAAGTTTAGAATATGATTCTAAAAAATCATGCACACTACCAATAGTTGCATTATTTAATATATCGTCAATACTTTCAATTGTATTATTATCAGCATCTCTTAGTGTAGTTAGATTAGCTATTTCTTGAATGTCTTCAACTGTATTTTTTATTTCGCTTTTAAAATCTTCCAAAGATAACACTCTTTCATTTTGTACAATTCGTATATTTTTATCACTTGGTAATTCAGAAATGCTTGTGTTTCTTTCTTCAAAAGGCAATGCTATTTGACCCCTTAGTATCATTTTATTATTGGAATCAAACAACGTAGGAAACAATCTAGTCTTTAATCCTTTACCTAAAAATGATTTAGCGGATTGAACTAAGAAAGCTTGTCCTCCATATCTATTTGATGGCAATGCTTGTGATTTATCTTTTTCAGAATATACTCTGTTTGTTATAGACCTTCTTGTACTAAATAATGTATCTATATATTGTTGAGCTAAATATTTTTGAACTTGGCTTGAACTATAATCATATGGATTAGCTGCGTCACTTAATTGTAGATAATACATCATATTACTAAGATTAGATAACGCTCCCTGTTCTGGAGAATCTGGTATATTGTTTAGTTCTAATTGTTCCCTCATAAAATAATTCATCTTATAAGGGTCTGCCATTATGCTTTCCATTTCATTTAAATTATCAGTTAGTTCTTTTATTAATCCTTTAAATGCATCGGCATGTTCTTTTCTATTCATATAATTATAGTCGGCATCTGATTCACTTGCAGACAAAAGGTCAGCATCTTTTTCTGGTCTGAACCCTATCCCATCTAAATCTATTTCCCTTATAAATGTATTTCTATCTGTAATTCTATAATCTTTTAAATCATTCCATTCTAATCCCTTGAGTATGCTATCTTGTTCTTGTCCATTTACTATCTTAGGGTCGTATATTTTTGCACCAGAATCGCTTAATAATATATCTACAGGGTTTTTATCAAAGAAACCATCTAATGCTGGACTATAAACAAATAATGTCTTTCCATATAATAATGTTTTACCCTCTCCTTGAGATGATATAATTGGTTTAATTGGATTCTTAGAATCTGGACTATGCCCCATCATTGTATGATATTCAGACATAGCTTCTTTAGATAAAAATCCTATACTATCAAAAGCAGATACCTTTTCATGAGCATTCCCTACAATGTTTTTTCTATCATATCCTTCTAATTCTGGTATTTCATCTTTAAACTCATTAACAACATCGTCAACAATCTTTGCCATATTCTCTGTGCTATCATCCCATATAACAACTCTATGTTTGCCATTCTTTCCTTTTTCATTAAGTCTATCTTTTAATAGTTTAGAAACAGGGTCTCCACGAAAAACTTTTCTAGATTCAATAATAGATTGTATATAGTTTTCATTTGGTCTTATAAAATTTTTAGTAGTTACTAATTTAATTCTTTTAATATAGTTGTCTACTTGAACTGGGTCTTTTGAATTAAGAACTTTTAATAACTCAACGTCACTTTCACTTTTTAGTGCAGTTTCAAGTATCAAATATTTTGTAGCAGTTTCAACACTTTCTTCATCGTATGAATGTTCATTCTTAGTATTATCGAATGTATCTTTTAATAATTGTATTGCTCCTTTATCTGTAATCCTATCTTTATATTCATCATAAAATCTTGTAAAGTCATTTACAATGTTCTGCATATCTGAACGATTAATTACAATACTATCCATCCCATCATAAATATCTAATTTTATTATACCAGTTTCAGACCCAGATAATCCCTTATCATTTAGTTTTGTATCAACATTAGAAACTTCAATATTAACCTTTTGCAATTGATTAGATATTCTACTTCTAATCTTTTTTATGTTTTTTATCTCTAAAGGACTTAATTCTTCTGTACTTAATATATTATAAGTTCTTTCTTGTATATAATCTTTAAAATCTGTATAAACTACATTATTATCAAAAATAGCATAATTAATTTTAAGTTTGTCTAACTTATCAAAAACTGGATTTTTTTGAAAAAATTCTCTTTCTTCTGTGGGGTCATATTTAATTGTTAAATTTCTTATAGACATAGTAGGAATATCTATTCTGTCTTTTAAACTAAAAACTATTTGAGTAATATCTTCTACAACACCACTCTTTTTCTTTTCACCTAAATCCTTAAACTCTACACCATCTAAAACTATATCTCTTTGCAAGTTATTTATAGACTGTTGATTTAAATTACCAAATTTATCCAACATATATTCTTCACTTTTAAATCTATCTATCTTTTCACTAGCAGTTTGACCAGAATAATCTTCATATATAATAGTTCCGTCTGTTTCTTCTATTTTAAAATTATACTTTCTATAAAATTCATCTATGCTAATTGAAGGATTTTTGTTTTCATCAAAAGCTTCTTTAACATACCTTCTATCAATTCTTTGTCTGCTTTCTATTTCTCTTTGTAAAAACTCATCTGTATATCCAGTTTGAATTAATTTATTATTAATAGGTTCTAAAGCTTCAGTAAGAGTTGTGATTGCTTCTCTTCCCTCAGTTTCATCTAATATTTTTTCTATTGTAAATCTCTTATCAATTTCTAAGTTATTTTCTACATTTCTTTTTACTATACCTTGAGTTCTTAACATTGCCATTAAATCATTTCTAGCTCTATCTCCAAGAGTCTGCATATATTCTAACATTCTTGTTTTAACACTTTCTAGCGGTGTATTACTCATAACTTCAAATAATTCACTCAATACTACATTTTTATCTTTTGAATCTGCAGTATATATATCAATCATTCTCATTTTTAATTGTTCAGCTTGATTCCTATTTAATGTTCTTCTTTTTGCTTCGACTATTTTTACAAAACCTTCTGTTTCTTCATTTAATCTTACTAGTATATCTTTATTGTATTGGATTTCTAAATCGGGGTCTGAGGGTATATTTAATTCATATAGTCTAAATCCACTAACACCTTCATCTGATAAAAGTTTGTTATCGCTAAACATTGCACTTCTTGATTGAGATATTAAAAATTGTATATCTTCTACATTAGTCACTTTGTTTTCCATTCTTCTTCTGTTAATGTCAGATAATGTCATTTGATATAAAAACTTTTGAGATGAACTATTGAATTTGTCTATATTTACATTATTATCATTTAATATAAACTTTAAAGAATTAATATCAGTCTCTGTAACTTTCTTACTAGGCTTGCTATCTGTTATTTTATAATCGCCTAATGCCATTAGTATTCCATGTAATCTACCTAAATCTTTTGCTTTGTCTTTATAATCTGTATCTATATTAGATATGTCGTCTATGAGTTTTAAACCATCATCTGTGTCTACTAGTAATCCAGCATTCTTTAAATAAGATTGCAAATTCTCTGGCATTGTATCTCTAGATAATGTGTTTGATAACTCTTGAGTAAATATCTTAGCATCATTTTGTATCAATGGAATTAAGTAAGAATCGGTATCTCTAAAACTAAATTTTTTCCTACCATCTTTAACATTAGCAGCTTGGTTAATAGAAGTCTCAGCGTCATTTATTATATTGTAAAAATCTTTTAATGAATCTTCTGTTTTTATTCTACTTTCTAAACTTCTATCTAATTCAACTTTTTCTAAACCCATTAAAACATCTCGTATAACATGATAACTTCTATTTACATCGGATATTGCTTCTTCTGCCTCAACTCCAGTTTTACCTAACCAAGATTCAAAATCTCCATCTCTTGCCTTTTTTCTCAAATCAGAAGATATATCTAATACATTTGGAACAACAATCTTATCACCATTTGTGGTCATTGTTACTCCTTCTAACTGTGCATTTTTTATACTATTCATAACATTAACAATGCTATTTTTCATACCAGCAGTTGCTTGTTCTACTCTTTGTGTAAATGCTTTATCTATATCTTCCGATGTTTTAAATCCTTGTTGAGATAATATTTCATTTATTCTATTTGATTGAGTTTCTGTTATTCTTGTAATAGGTCTAACATGCTCAAAATCTTCTTCCATTATCTGATAAATTTTATTTATCTTACCATCATGCGGGTCAAAAGGAGTTCCAGATTCTAAATCAAGAAATGTTTTTTCACCATCTGGAATAGTTTCTTTTGTAACAGTTGGGTCATCATCGCTAACTATTCTTTGCTCTATCAAATAATTTTTAAGTTGTTCATTTTCTCTAGATAATCCCACACCATGAATATTGTTTGGTTTAGAAAATGTAGATGCAAAGAATGTTTGAGAATTGTCAATCCCTAAATGTTCTAGTGTTAATCTTAGTTTGTTTATATTCTCACCTAAATCTGCGCTTTTTGCAAAGTTACCCCTACGTTGAGTCCATGCACCAATCAACATAGTAGAAATAAAATCTTCACCTCTTAATTCTTGTCCAGATATATGGGTTTGTATTCCTTGCACTCCAGACATAGCTAATCCAGCAACTGCCATTCTTGGAAATAACAATCTATAGTTTTGCAATCCTTCTCTTGTTGCTTCTGCTATTATCTGTTTACCATAGTATCTTTTTTGGGACATCAACCATTGTTGTGCTTTTTGTTCGGCATTGTCTCCAAATGAATCTCTTAAACTTGAAGATATTCTTTGTGCATTTCTAAGTCTTCCAGTATCAAATGTTTTTAATAAATCAATACTTTTATCAACTCCATCTACTTTAAAATCATAATGGGTAGTTAATTTATTTGACCTATTTAAATGAGCTATATTAGCCATTTCGCCAGACAATTCATCTAATGACAAACCTTTATATGTATTTGTTCCTAAATATGCTCTTATACCTTTTCTAAAATCTATGTTAGATTTAAACATTTTACCTAAAGGTCCAAACGGAGAAGTAGCTGCATTTATTGCTGTACCTGCTAGCAAACCAGTAGCGACTGAATATCCAGTCTGCCCTAAATCATATCTAGCGTTAGGGTCTTTTAATAATTGTTGACCTTGAAAAGATAAATCCATTATTCCATCAGCAACACTAAATACAAATGCATCATGCAAAGCTTCTGTAGCAAACCTACCCATTTTACTATTACCATAAGTTATTCTAGCATATTGAGAAAGATTTTGAAGAGGTATTCCTTCATTAATAATTCTATCTTTCATGTTTTGAATTACAGAAACTTGCTCATCTGTAAGTTGTCTTGTTGCTTGAGCTCTTGCAGTTCTTTTATTTATTTCAGTATTGAATTGTTCTCTAAAAACTTTATTAGCATTTTTTCCTTTTGTAGATGCCCAATAAGTTTTTCCTTTTAAAACATTGGTATATTTATTTACTACACCTTTTTCTATACCAGAACGTAAGGCTTCTTCACTAAACTCTTTAGATGCCTTGCCTACAGTTTTCTTTCCAACTAACTTAGAAACAAGCGCAGTCGCAGGTTTCTGCAATACTCTTGCTGTTCCCTTCATCGGAAGACCAACTAAATAACCAGCTCCAGTACCAACTCCGCCTAATACCTTAGCTAAAGAACTTTGTTCTTGTGCTTCTCTAAAATACTCTTGAAATTCTATTTCTTCACCTAAAGCTCTTTCAACTCCTATCTCGGCTAATCCTAGTAATCCAAATGAAGCAGATTCACCAAGTTCATATAATCCAGCTCCAACAGACTGCAATAAACTTACATTAGATTCTTTTTGTTGTTGTTGTGTTTGAGATGGGGTAGGTGTTTGTATTCCTTTAGATAAACTATCTACTAATGCATTTGGTTCATCTAAATTGTAAGAACTAGCTAGTTGTATTGGATTTTCAGAATCCTGTTGTCTTCTTTTTCTATATTCTAATAAAGCATTTATTGCTCTTTGAGTAGCCATATTTATCTAAATTCTTCGTATGGTATAATGTCTTCGCCAAGCCTTATTCTTTCTTCGTTCAAAGCATCTATATCTTCATTTGACATTTGACCAATTCCTAATATTTGTAATCCAAGCATAACTAATTGAGAATCAGCGTCTAATCCTCTACTCTTAACTAATTTTTTTGCTTGGTTTTCTAATTCACCAGATTGTATAAATCTATCATAAGTTTTTTCTTGTTGTATTATATTAGACAACTCAATCATTTTACCACTTAAAACATCTGTAGATACTCCAGCTTCTTCAAATAATTCTTGTAACTTAGTATTTTTTTGAATATCTTGATAAAGACCAGCGAGGTTATTTATAACACTATCTTCTGATGTTTTAAAACCAACAGTATTTACAGCTGCCATTGTAGGTATTAAAACTCTATGATTTTTTACAATATATTTTAAAAGATTTTTCTCTGCATTAGTTTTTGTATATTTTGAATAATTTTTTGCAACAGTATTTGTTTCACTTTCTTCAAAATCTTGAGATGCCATAGTTGAACCTTCAACTGCGTCTTCTAATCCCCTAAGAAAAGATGTAGTATCTTCCCAAAGGTTCTTCTTACGTTCTCTTAAAACATTATCAAGTGATGCTTTTGTACTATCAATATATAAATTTGTTAATTCAAATTCATCTTTTTCAGCGCCTAATTCAGCTTTTTTAATTTGAGCTTCTCTTAATCTATTTTCTTGTTCAATATTAACATCAGACTCAGCTCTTTTTAATTTTTCTTGTTGTAAGTTTAAATTAGTCAATCTAGCAGCTGATTCTTTCGCATCTCTTTTTGCATCAGCTTCTCTAAGTTGCATCATTCTTTCTTGCCTAGCATTATCAATCTGTTGTTGCCTAAGTCTAGTTGCCATATCCATTATAGCTAAAGACCTATCAATCTTTTGACGTTCTCTTTCTTGTTTATATTTTAATATTGAGTTTAAAGATTGTAAAGCTTCAGACATAATTATCCAAATATACCAAAGTATTTAGTGTTTGCTTGTTGGTCAGCCATTCTTTTTTGCATTTCTAATTGTCTTCTTTGAGATTGCATTTCAAATTTTTGTTGTTCAAATTGAGATAAAACATTACTTAGATTTTTACTAAGTCCAATATCTATATCTTCCATTTTTCTTTCAAATTGTTTTCTTATATTTTTTACAGAATCTTCATCCATTCCAATATTAGCAAATCCAGTTGCTTGGCTTACAGCATCTTGTCTATCTGATAATTGTTCCATAGCCATTTGACCAGATTCAGAAACCATATCTAATGCTCTTCTAGATTCTAAAGTAGGTAATTGTAAACTAGAACCAATAGAGTCTCTTAAAGATTTTTCTGCTAAACCTAAATCTTTTAGAGCATCTTGCATAAATCCAGATTGTATTCTACCTTGCTCTCTTGCTCTTCTTGTTTGTCCATATTCTGAACCTGCCGATAAAGCTAATCCTAATCCTGCTATTAATGGTGTCATAATTACCTACTTGCTAAATTATTTTTATTAGAAATACTATCTATAAAAGATTGTATTGAACTTATATCTACTTTTCTTCTTTTTGTTAAAAATGGCAATTCAAATCTACCTAAGTCTACTCCAGATTCAACCATATCATCCATATCTTTTAATTGACCTGCAAATGCTTTTTCATATTCATCATCTATAAATTTACCAGTTGAAGAATCGTATATAGATTTTATTTTTTCTTGTAATTCTTTTTTCATTTTCTTTGCAAGTTCTAAATTTTGCTTTTTAACAGTTGGATTAATAACACCTTTTAACGATTGTAGTTTTTTAATTTCTTTTAAATCTTTATCTACTTCGCTTAATGCTTTTTGTGGATTACCAAATCTTCCTTCTGGTCTATAAGATGTGTCTTTCTTTTTACGAGGAGGTTGCCTTCTACTTGTAGATGGTCTTCCTAAAAAAGTTCCTTTAGTAACTATAAATCCATCTTTATCTATATAATTATCTTTAGCAATAGGTTCTAACATATCTTTTTCAGTAGGTTGTAAAAATTCTGGAAGGAAATCAACTAACTTTTCATTTTGATAATCTGTTACATCTCTAGATATTCCTAGAGGAACTTCTTCATCACGAGGATAACTAGATTCAATCATTTCTTTTATAGCATTAGGTGGGTCTGTTTTTAAATAATCCTCAGCTGACATTGTTTTTTTAACAATTGTTTCTGGAATTACATTTCCATCGCTTTTAACTAAAGTTCCTTTTTGTAATTTTTCTTTAACATTATCTAACATAGAAGGTTCTTGTTTAAGACCTCCATATAAATTTTTAATATCAATCGAAGGTTGTTGCATACCTAGTTCCCTAGATACTTTAGATTTAGGTAATGGTTCTCCTCCAAAAAATTGGTCTAACAAATCTCCTTGTTGCATGGCTTTTGCTTGTTTACCTAAAGCAGCTACATCATACTTTGTTCCTAATTTTCTTTCACCAAGCATATAAGTTTCTTGTCCATATAAATAATCACTCAAAGAAGCTGTTCCTGTAAATACATCCATTAATGAAGACTTAGGACCTCTAACCATTTTAACTCCACCAGCTTCTCTAACCCCCTCTGGTAAAGATTGTTCAAAATCCATCCTACTATCTTCTAATTCTTGTTTTAAAGCTACTCCTTCTAAATAAGTAGAACCTAACTCTAAAGCAGATGATAACGTTCCAGTTGTTTTTGCTATTTCTGCTTCTCTAAGTCTAAATAAATTAGCTGATTCTTCAGCTCTTTGTAATTGCTCAGTAACTCCAGCAAGTTGTTTAGTAATGTCTCTTTGAGATGCTCCTCTACTTCTTATTGCTGATTTTATTTGTGCAGATGTAGCCATATGATTATATACTTTTACTATTTAATTTAATTAACATATTTATTTTATCCAATGCTAAAAGTCATTACCGCTTTGCATCCTTAGTGCAGATGCTTTCATAGTGGCAGTTGAGCCAGTAGCTGCACTATGACTGTTTGTCCACACTATTCCACTACTTGATGTCCAAGTTAAAGTAGCTGATGCAGTTCCATGTGTGCTTTCTAAATTTTCCTTTATTAAAACTGCAAGCAATTCATCATCAGCAGTGCCAACGGCAGTACACATCCAAAGTTGAGAATTTACATCATCACTATCGTGTTTCCATGTAACAGTTACCAACCAACAAGTTCCAGCAATATTATCATCATCAGCGGCTGATACGATAGGATGAGAATTAAGTCTAGCTACAGAAGCACTTGCTTTATACGTTTGTGCCCTTACTAAATGCGTTGTATCTATTGCTTGAAACTTTGTATGATTACCATTTGCCGTAGTGCTATCACCTGCAATTTGACCATTGTCTGTTAATATTGCAACATTTGGGTCAGATTTATAAAGACTTAAAACTTCAATAGGTGAATGAAGAATAACCCTGTAAGGTTGATTTACTATTATTGAAATAGAACTTGCTCCTCCCCCCATATCTATATTTGCAGTTGCCCTCATAACAATGTTTGATTTATCATTATTATGAGCATCTATTGCACCAATTACGATACCATCTTCACTTGATATTTTTACACCATCATTACCACCCTTAGAAGCCCTGCTAGTAGCTTCAATTAATATTCTATTCTGACAGTTAAGTGCATCTTGAGAATCAGCCTTTATATGTACTCCATCAAAACTTGCTGATGGATTATTTGTATTAAAAATTGAAATAGTTTTTTCTGTGTTAGCTCCAGATGTTTCAATTTTAACATTTCCGACGGAAGTTAAATCAAATGTATCAGAATTATCCCAATCTGTTATTGTTGTATTCCAATCGCAAGTTCTAACTACATCTAATTCATAATCAACACCAGCACTAACATCTAATGTATTTCCACTTGTTAAATTAATATCATTGCTTCCAGTGGTAGTTAAGCTTATAGGATTAGCTCCACTTACAGCAAATGCACCATCAGTAGTGTTTACTGTTACTTGGTCAAGAGTTGTATGTCCATCTACGTCTAAAGCACCTACAGAACCTATATCGTTACCACCTAAACTAAGATTGCCACTCATTGCTCTTGAACCACTTATAAGTAAATATTGTTCATGGTCATCAGAACCTAATCCTATCAAAGAACTATGGTCTGTTAATGTAGATTGAGTTACTGGACTTCTAAGTTGCCCAGATGATGATAATGGTATCCAATCTCCATCTTGTTTTAAATACTGAACAGTTCCAGAACCATGTACTTTTCTAAATGCTATATCACCTTCATTACCAGAACCTGTATCTGGTTTACCATTACCAAAAGTAGGTTGTTTAGACTTCTGATGTATTAATTTTCTTTCTTCTCTATTAAGTGCCATTACTTTACGTTCTTTAATCTATATACAATTGTTATATCATTTATTTCAAAATCAGCAGCAATACCATTTGAACCATCTGCACTTACTTTTAATCTAAAACTATTTATATTATTAAATGTATCAATGGATGCTCCAGGCTTTAGTTCTGCTTTTAACCAATCATCTGTGCCGGGACTACTATTACTAGCTCCAGAAAAATTTAAACATTTTGCAGTTGCGCCTGTTGCTGTAGTAGAACCATCTGAAGAAATTAAACAAAAATTATTTGATGGAGATAATCCATTTACACCATACTTTACTTCAACTTTTCTTGCATCTCCTTTATATGATAAATATACTTTATGTATTTTTTTCCTTACAGAAGGTTGCCCAAAATCAATATCTTTTGTTTCATAAACAAAGTTTGCTGAATCTGCAGGGTCTGGATTCCAAGTTGCTATTGATGAAGCATCGTTTGTAATGTATATTAAATCTTCATCTCCATCTAATGCAAAATTAGTCATATTTGTATTATCTGAATTATTAGAAACTCTCTGTATTATTATTCTACCACTTCCTTTTGTCCAAGCTCTTAAAACAAAATCATATATAAAAATATCTTTATTACGGTTTTTTATTAACAAATGTCTTTTTTTAGGAACATATCCTATATGAGCTTCTGACATATCTGTATCATCTGGGCTTCCATCTTCTCCATCTGTTATAAATGCTTTCCAAGTTGTATCATCAATCAATCTTATTCCATCTTTTTCTAAAAAGTTTGAAACATTCTTACCATCAAAGAAATACACACCGAATATATTAAACCATGCTATTCCATAATCTGTTTTTGTTACATGATAATCAAATACGCAACCTTTATTTCTATATACATCTTCTAAAAAGTCTACATTCTCAGAAACATTTATTACATAAAGACTTTTTTGTTTGAATTGTAATATTCTATCTGCAAACGCCTCTAATTTAACAATACTCTCACCATCTCTTATTGCTACATCAACCACTCCCATACCAGAAGGAAAAGTATCAAATCTATTAACTCTACTTTTTATCATCCTATCTGAATGTATTACTCCATCTTTTTTTACATTACCTATATATACTCTTCTACCATGAACAACTGCTGTTTTATATTTAGCATCTAAACTTTTTACCTCAGTGCTAAAACCATTAATTGTTTTAAATGTATCTATTGTATTTGCAGAGTCTGGACTTATTTTTTTTACCAATGATGATTTTGCTAATTGCGCAGAAGGATGACTACTATTTACCATTTCATAACTTAACGCATCAGAATCTGGAAAAAACTTAAATCCATTTTCTATGAAATCTAATTCTCCTATTAAAAAATAATTGTCATCTCCATCTACTTTATAATACAATCTAGACCCAACAATTCTTTTATCAATATCATAAATATGATAATGAGGCCCAGAACTATCATTTGTTCCAGTGAAACTTATACTTGTTCCAGCTATTGCATTAGCATATGTGGTAGAAATTCTAAAAGTATCAGTTTCTAAATTTTCACTAGAAACAAAAAATATATCAGTATTTTTATTTGTCCATACTGCATTTCTTAAGGAACAACATATGCATCAAAATTAAATAATATAGGAGCTCCAACTATATTCAATTTATTAAAATCATAAAAAGAACTAGTACCTTGAATACTTGCAAATTTAAAAGGTAGTGATTCTTGTTTTGATTCATCGTATAAATAAGTATAATGAAAATTATATAAACCTGGCTGAAATCCTTGCAATTGTGGATTTTTTACTTTTATTGGCATATGATAATAAATATCTGGAGCATCGTTTGATGAGTTACCATCTTCTTGATAAGCAAATATTGTAATTTTATCATATGTTTCATTAAAATCAGCATTGTTAGCTATAAGGTGTACATTAGTTTTTGAACAAACTAGAATATTTGTTGAAAATTCAATTAAGTCATCTTTGTTAAAACGCCATTGTATATCACTCCCAGTACCTATTGTGCTAGAATAAATAGAAAGTAATATGTATGAAAGTTTATTTAATTCAACAGTTGATATATTAACACCAAAAGCTAAAGAACTATCATCTGTAATTTGAAATTCTAATTCAGTACCAGAATCAGTATTATCTAATTTCAATCTATGAAATGTGCTAGTTGCACTTCCTTGCATTAATAATACATTATTACCTAATACTGGATATATTACACTTTCGGCTGGTTCACTAAGTGTTCCTTGAAATGGGCTATCAGACCCTCTTTCCCAATCAGTTTGAGTATTTTGAAAAACTTCATTATGTTGAAATCCAACTCTTAAATTAACAGAAGAAGCTTCGACTACTTCCCTATCTCCACTTCCGTCTGCAATGTTTCCATCGTACTCAGAATTACTTGAATTAATAGTATCTCCATCAGAACCTACTTGGGGGTCAGATATTAGACATTTACCATTTGTTGGAGATTTTATATTTTGAGTAGAATCAATCCAATCATTAATATTTCCAGAATCAGCAAGTAATCCATTAAATTTTCTATCAGATATATATCCATACCATCTGCCATCGTTTTGAGTTAATCCACCATCGCCAACTCTAAGTATTCCATCAGCGGAATAAAAGACAGGGTGATTAGTATTTAATGTTATTTCATTAGTTGACCATCCTCCAGAATCATTTATATCAAAACTATTTCCACCATTATCATATGCAATAATTAAAGATTCATTAGATTCAGCATTATCACTTACTTTTCTATCTGCATCTAATATAAATAATCCACGATTAGGAAGTATTTGTAATGTATTACTTGTAGTAGTAGTAGATGAAGTTCCTAAAACTTTTAACTTACCTAAAGAATCAATAGCTACATCTAATAAATCTGGAGATTGATTATCACCTATGTCTCTAGGGTCTGCGTTAGTATTCAATCCACCATGAAACCCTTCTATATTAAGAGTTTGTTTAGGCATTAGATTGGTCGTATTCTATGTCTTCTATGATGAGGTTTTGAGCATGCTCTGGTAATTCACATATAGAACAAGTATCTTCAGTAAAGTCTATTTCAGAGTTTGCATCATGGTCAAATACATCAAGTCTAAGACCACCTTCAGAACCTGCAATGGCTCCTCCATTTCTTATTGCTATTTCCGATTCGGAATCCCTCTGTAAGGAATCAATCGGTTGAGAATTTCTTTCCTTTTCTTGCATCCTCCACACTCCTTTATATAACCTCGACTAACAGTTTTGATTGCCCTACTAACAGTATCCCCAAAACCCACATCGTTAGAAAATAGGTCTATGTTTATTTTTTTACCCATTGATAGAAAAAGGTGAATTAATATCCACCCATTCCTCTAGCAGGTTTCATCTTAGCTTTCTTCTTCATCTTACCCATCTTTTTGCCACCATAGCTAAGACATTCATCCATTGTCTTGTACTTTTTTCCTGGCCCTACCATTGTTTTGCATTTCATTGGACTTGGCATTACATGCCTCCTTTCATTGATTTGTTAATTGCTGCTGACCTTTTACTTTCATAACTAGATACTTTTTTATCTTTGTTAAGGTCTGCCTTTTTAGTTACGCACTTTTTTAACCTAGTGTCGTAAATCTTTCCTGTTGGACATTTTTTCATTTTCATATTGTAACTCCTTCTCATACCACCAGTTTTTAATTTTGTTGCACCACCCCTTCCTGTGTCTGGAGCTGCTACATCTGATAATCCAAATACGTCTGCCATTACTTCCAACTTATCCTTTTGCTACTTGTTTTCTTTTTCATAGCTGAAGTGCATTGTGCCATTGTTGGTCTACAAGCTGGGTATCCTTTTCTCTTCTCACCTTTACGTCTCCCACAGGGCTTTCCTGTTTTGCAATCAACCCAACCTTTTCCTTGATTCCTTGAAAACCATTTTCGTAAACCATCTTTTGCCATTACTTCTTTTTCTTTTTACTTGAGTTGCCCCAATTAGCAGCTCCTACTTTACGACACTTAACTAATGCTCCAGAAGCGTAAGCTGAAGGCCATACTTTGTATCTTGCTTTTACTTTGTAATAACACGCATCTTTTTTAGCCATAATAACCTCTTTTTCTTGTGTTATTTTTTTTACGACCACCTTTCTTCCATAACTCAGTACAAGCTAAATGCTTAGCTGTTCCTGGCTTTGCCTCTGCACAATTATGCCTAGCTTTAAAATTCTTTCTAGCACTTTCAGAATAATTATGACCATAAGAAGTATGACCAGCGTGGACTAACTTTTTTTTACCATCTATGCAGTACAATTTCATTATTTTTTTACCTTGCCTTGTACTTCTTTTAACCTGCCCACATTTCATTTTTGATTTAGGACTAGACATTACATTCCCTTTGGTTTAGTAGAAAGAGTTCCCTTCTTCATCCTGTTTAATCTATATTTAGTAAACTCTTCTGGAGACATAGAAGCCTCTTTAGATTGTTTTTTCTTTTTTACTTTATCAATGCATTTATCTGCTTTTGGGTCGTAAGACTTTCCTTGAAGTCTACATTTAGCTGATGATAACATTTTCTTTATAGCCATATTATAATCCCATTCTTACTAAAACTTTTTCAAGTTTATCTCTTAGTTCTTCTAACTCTCCATAAATGAACTCAATATGTTTTTCAGTTACGGAAGGTTGTTTCTTTGCTTGTTTCTTAGCTGCTGGCATTATATACCAATTTTCTTTAGTAATACACTTTTAATTACTTTCCAAAGTGCCTCAAGTATCTTTTGCTCTGTTGCTTCTGAAATGATAGGTATGTCTACTGCTTTGTTTATTTCAGCAATTACCTCTGCGCCATTTTCATCTGACAATAAGTCATCTGCTATTAGTTTAGCTAACATACTAACTCTCCTTTATCTTTTTTGTTTTTAAGTATAAATAGTAAATCTGTATTGCAAACATTATACACATAAGTACACCAGACAATAAATCGGTCCAATAAACAACTCCTAAACTTGTGCTTAATCCAGTTACTTTTAAACTATCCATATTTTTTCATTTTTAAAGCAAATGCAGTTTTACAACGCTTTCTGTCTTTATTTGTTTTTGCTTTTTTCATGCAATTTATTAACGATTCAGACTTACTTCTTTTGCTTTCTTTTTTTCTTTCTAATTCTCTAGATTTTTGTTCTTTTTTAAAAGATGCATATTGTTTTCTCATTTTAGGAGTCAATGCTTTCATTTGTTTTCCAGCTTTATAAAGCTCTTCATAATTTGATTCTAATGATTTTGGATTATATTGTTTCTTTTTCATTTAGTTTACACTATCTGCTTGTGATTTAGAACCTTGTCCAGAATTGTAGTATTGTATTGTATCTTGTTGCATTTCATTTTCCATTTGCTTTTTTAATACAATTGAATATAATAAATCAAGATGCTTTAATAAAGAGGTTATCTGAGGCATTTCAACAAGTAGAGGTTTTTCCTCTTCTTCATATTGAGCATTGTATATGTCCATTAACTTATGCATTAGTGCTTCCCATTTATTCTTGATAAACTACCTTCTACTCTACTAATCTGGTTATCTAAATCATTTATTTCTTTAGTAATACCATCAAATTTTCTATCAAGTTTATCATCAGACTTGTTCCATCTATCTATCAATTTTACTATCATACCTTCCATATTTTCTAATGTTTCACTTTGACCTTTGTTTTCTACTTTTAAACTTTCTAATGTTTCTTGTTGTTTTGCAGATTTATTAGAAAGAGATACGACTAAATATACAAACATAGCACCGACAACTCCTATCATTCCCGCTTCGCCATATATTTCCATAAAATCCATACTACTTCCGTTTTTTCCTACCCCAACTAAATGGATTGAGATTTAATTCTTTTTCGTAAAATGCTACTTTCTGTGCTAATTCTTCTCTTTCTGCTTTTTCTTCAACAATATGTTTACTAAGTAAATTTTCAATTTGGTCATCCGCTGTTGCCACTTTGTTTTCCAATGCCTTAATCCTACCTTCAATCTGTAAGTAGCCATATACCAACCCTGCCACCAGTACAAGTCCTTGAGCCAACCACTTGAGATTAATACTAACAATGGCATTATCATCAAGAATGGTAGTCCTATAACTTCTGGCCGTATTAGGTTTTCCACTCATTTCACCTCAACGTATTCCCATTCATCATGCAAGTGACACCAATTTTCACCATTGTATATTTTATTTGCATACCAATGTTCGACACTATCATGTGCTATTATTTCTATGAACACTGTGTTTTTTATCGTGTCTTGAGGAGTTAACTGAATCCCCCCTACGCTCCAACCTTGACTGCACCCTGTTAGATTTATAACGAACAGGAAGGTCATAACTCGTATCAACAACTTCAAATCCTCCATTCTTTAACTTTTTTATTGTTTTATTCATAATGTTTTAATTACACAATTTTCTAATTTATGTTTACCTATAATCATCCTACCAGTTCCACCACCATGTCTAGAATCACATTCATCTACATATGATTGTTCGATAGTTGCCCAACTATCACTGCGTTTAATTATCTCACCATCTAATACTAAAAAGTATTTATATCTGGAAGGATAAGACAGGGTCTCCGTCGTACCATCTGAATATTTTTTCGTTCTGACAGCGCCGGGAGTTGTATTCCTGTAAAGGCGCAAATAATGACCCTGTGAACTTTTCCTTATAAGCATTAGTCTTCTTTAACCTGTTCTTCAGATTCTAATGATTCTTTTAACATTCTAACAAATGCATCGTGACCTACTCTAAGTTGGTCTGCAATAAAACCATTAGATGCTTGTTTGTTTTGTATGTCGTTTATATGATTTACCATCATTTTCTGTTCATCAGTTAAGTCCTCAATGATATACTTTTTACCATCAAGATTAATAACTGGCTTTTCTTTTTCTTTTTTAGCCATTATTGACTCCTTGTTTAGTTAACAATTACATTCTTTACAATTACAATCTTTACAATCGCACATTTTATTTTCCTTCTAATTCTTCAACCCTTGCAGATAACTCTTGTACAGCTTTTACAAGCATAGGAACTAAAGCTCCATCAGACACAGCCTGTGTTCCATCTTCCCATTCTTGCCACATTCCAAATCCTTCTTTTAGGTCACTATGTTTATCAATAGTAGATTTGACTTCTTGAGCAATAAAACCATGCATTGTTTTACCATAGCTTCCTTCTGCACCTAAAACTGGTTCTTCTGAGTCTTGATACTGACTCATGCTGTTATCAACGTCTTTTGCCTTTTTCCAATTAAACGTTACTGGTCTTAGTTCGTTTATAAATGATAATCCAGCAGTAGAGGTCTGAATATTCTCTTTTAATCTTTCATCGGACGATGCTGCCCAACTTGTATCACTACCATCTAAAGAAATAGATACTTTGTTACTAGATAAGCCTAAAGTAGCAGTGCTATTTCCAGCAGACCCTGTTACATCTTTACCTATTACTATTTGACCATTAGCATTACCAGCAGAACCATTTACGTTAGCTCCAATTAGCACATTATTTATACCGCCATCTAGATTTAAACCAGCGTTATTACCAATTGCAACATTCTCATTTTCACCAGCATCAAGATTCCCAAGTGCATTATGTCCTATGGCTACATTGTATCCGCCTGTTACTATTTCATCAAGTGCGTATGCCCCTATAGCAACGTTGTAATCACCAGTTGTTAAGGCTTCTAAACTATGACTACCAACGGCTGTATTATTCAAAGCTCCATTCATAGCACCAGCCATTGAATTAGCTCCAATTCCAGTGTTATGTGAACAAGCTCCAGTAGTCCAATTGCCACCACCAGAATTACGACCCATAAATGTATTATTTGTATTAGCCAATCCAGCATCTTGACTCATACTATTGTGACCAACGGCAGTGTTATAATCTCCAGTAGTAGTTTCTTGCAAACTTTGATAACCAATTGCTACATTTTCTTGCCCACTCGTAAGGGCAGTTGCAGACCTACGACCTATAGCTACTAAGCCATTTACATCTGTACTATTTACCGCAGTTCCACTATCTCTGCCTATTAAAACCACGTTATGAGACTCAGTTAAGGTGTCCCCACTATACGAGCCTATACAAATGTTGGAATCACCAGTAGTCAAATCATTCAGAGCATTGTAACCTATTCCTATATTATGGTCTGCATCATCAGTTTGAGTTCCACTTCCACCAGCTAACTCACCGACAAATACGTTGTAATCACCAGCTCCATCAGAGTCACCAGCATTTTTTCCAAAGATGGTATTTGATGTACCATCATCATTATTAGATAGTGAAATTCTGGAGTTGGCATCAAGAATTAAAGTCGTTACACTTCCTGTCACATCTAGAAAGAAAAAATTATCTTGTAATTCAGATGCTCCTGAAGCTCCACCTACTCCAACATTCCATTGTCTTGATGGTGTTACATAGCTGACTAATGAATAATCAGATGCCGAAGTTTGCTGTATTTTAAGCCTTCCGGGATTCCCAGAGCCATTAATATGTAAACCAGCATCAGTAGGACTCGCAGTTCCAATACCAACATTACCATCTCCACGAACAACAAATTTTACATTACCAGCACCTTCATCTAATGTACTTGAGTTACCTTTTATAAATAATGGATAAGATGTAGTATTCTCATCGACACCAGCAATAAATATTCCATTATAATGATTTGTTGTATTTGTAGGATTATCTATATGCAAAGCATAATCTGATGAGGTTTGTTGAATGTGAAGTTTGGCTTCTGCTGTCTCAGTTCCAATACCAACCGATCCAGCGGATGTTATGGAAAGTCTATTTGTACCATTAGTAAAAAAATCCATATTACCCGTATTATATATGACTCTTTGCCCCCAA